ATGAGGTGGCTAATTTATTACGTCAAAAAGATGTTTTTTTAGCTCAACTGCAAATCCTTACCGAAAGCAAAAGTATTGTCGTTCGTAATGTTGCAACAGTAGCCCAAAAGGCTTTAAACGCTGCAATGAGTGCGAACCCTGCAATGTTAATCGTTACTGCTTTAATAGCTTTAGTCGCTGTTTTGGCTTCATGTTCAAAGGCTACAAACGACAATACAAAAGCAACGAAAGCACAGGCAGCCGCATACGCTGACGTGTCAACCGCTGTATTTGATGCTAAAAACAAAATGACCACTTTGACGAATGAAATGGTTCTTTTGAAAAATGCAGGCGCTGATAGTAATACGGTAATGAGTGCCACGAATAACGTGTTAAAAGAATATGGCGTTACTACTGGTAAAACAGCCGAAGAGAGCGAAAAGTATTTGAAAATAACACAAGACGCAACCAAAAGCACAAAGGCTGGGCGTGATGCTTATTTAGCGGCTCAAAGTGGTGCGGATAGTTTGCGTAAATCCATTTTTGACTTACAAGAAAAGCAACGAATGGGTATTAAACTTTCAGATGATGAAGAAAAACAACTATCTGAAAATCGTGAAGCGTTGGGTGTTTATAACGCTAAAATGCGTGAAACACAAAAAGAATACGTTGCGTATAACGTGGCTATTGGTAAGGTAAATAAAGCTATTCAAGACGATACCAAAGCCAAAGAAGATGCAGCCGAAAAACAAAAAGCTGCGGCAGAGAAAGCAAAAGAGGCAGCGAAAGCAGCAGCCGAAGAGCGTAAAGCGTTAATGGCAGCCACCAACGAATATATGTACCAATCGGAAAGGTTTGCCATATTAAATAGCGTTAAAAGTGAAGAAGAAAAAGCCGAAGCGATTGCAGAACTCGATAAAAAAACGACCGAAAAAACTATACAAGAGTTGGAGCGTCGTATCGCCAAAGAAAAAATGGCGAAGTCTGAACGTGTCGCTTTGCAAGCTGAACTCTTGAAAGAGAAGGAAAGCCTTTTGAACCAAGAAGCCGAAATCGAAAGGAGGGCAGCTGAAAAAACGAAGAAAAACGAAGAACAAAGAGCAGCAGATATAAAGAGCCAAAGAGAGTTGGTTTACGAGCAGGACAAACTTTATATTTTGCTCAATATTAAAGATGAAGAAGAACGAAACCAACGATTGAAAGAACTCGACCAAGAGCAAACCGACAATCGTGTTATAGAGCTAAAAAAACAGCTTGAAAATGAAAAGTTAAGCGTTCAAGAGCGTGCAGAGCTCGAAAAAGAGCTTGTCGGTATTCAGCAAAAATCTGCTGATGAACAAATTGCCATTGAAAAAAAGAAGCAAGAGGAAGAAAAATCGTTAGCTGAAAAACAAGCCGAATACAAGGCTGAAATGCTTGATAAAATAAAAGATCTTGCCTTTCAGTCTATTGATTTACTATTTGCAGCGGTACAGCAATCGTTAGACGCTGAAATGCAGGCTATCGACAAACAGCGTGAACAGCTTGAAGAATCAACACGAAAGAAACAAGAGCTATTGGATGGTGCTGTGATGAGTGATGAAACGCGAAAAGCACAGCAAGCAAAACTTGACGAAGAAGCAGCCGCAAAAAAAGCGGAACTAGATAAAAAAGAACGTGACGCAAAAGTAAAGGCGGCTAAATGGGAAAAGGCGCAAGCTATTACATCCATTTGGATTTCTTCGGCACAGGCTGCAATGTCGGCAACCGCTGGAGCAGCACAAGCTGGTTTAGGTTTCCCTGCTGTTTTAGTTGCTTATTTGGCTTTAATTGGTGGGATTGCAGCGGCTCAAACCGCTTTAATAGCTGCTCAAAAAATACCTGAATATGAAAAAGGTACTGAAAATCATCCAGGAGGTTGGGCAAAAGTATCTGAACACGGACAACTTGAAGTCATTGAAACACCTGATAAAAAAACTATTTTAACCGATAAGCCAACGTATGTAAATATGCCTAAACACTCGAAAGTGTACCCAAATATGGAAGCGTATGCAGCCGCTAAGAATGGTGGAAGTGTTAGCGCTACAAGGTTTGACGATAGCCGAATAGTAAAAGCTGTTGAAAATTCAAAAGCTGTTCAAAATGTTAATTTGAACAAAAGAGGTATGTTTGAGGTTGTAAATAAACAAGGACAAAGACAAATAATTATTCAAAATTCGATAAAATTATGATAGTAACATTAACTTGTGAAAATGATAACACCACTCACGAGGTGCTATACGTTGATAAAGACTTTGAATTTGGAGCAATACAATGGTCTTTGTCGTTGGCTCCACCTGTTGGCTATTCTCGCACCTTGTCAATAGACCAAATAAAGTTGGTTCGTGAGGATTTTGATTGGTTTAAATCAAAAGTGTTGGTCTATGGCGATATGCTTAAAATGGTTTTAAACGTAAATTCAAGAAATTACCTTGCCGATTTAACTGATTACACGTTATATGAAAATTACGTCGAATTTGGGCTAAAAAATACAGGTGTCGAAGCTGATTTTGCGGATAAAAAGGATTCTGAATTTACGTTAACGCCTGATGTTACATTAAATGCAACAGGTGGTTTTGCTTTGCGTGAATTAATTAAAAAAGATTATTGGCAAACATTTGGAAATTTTAAAGACGCTGGCAGTGTAATTTATACGAATGGCATAATAACTAACGATAATTTGTTTATAAAATTCGATGGCTTTGTTGGCGACCCAACTTTGAGAGTTGAATATGATATACATACGAATAACCAAAATTTAACCGTAACACAAAAACCAAGTTCAATAAGGGTGTGTTTAAGAAATCAATCTAACTTTTATTTTTTTTTAGGTCCCGAAATACCATACGTTTATTTCAGCAATCAACTTTCAATTTCGGCTTTTAATTCAAAAGGATTTTATAATTTAACGACAATAAACGCTCAATATGAAATTGGTTTATTTGTGGTTACTGATATTGGTCGCTTTATTCCTGCAAGTGGTAAATGGGCACGATTGACTTATTTAGGTCAAGACGTAGTAAATATGCCAAGTTGTCCAGCTGTGTCAATACGTGCTATATTTAATAGCATTTTTGGCGTTGATAGATACGTTTTGCCTACATTAGGCATAGGTCAATTGGTTTTTGTGAATTCTGATATGCTTAATTTTGTACCAAACCCAAAATTAACGATAAAAGTAAACGAGTTTATAAAAGACGTGTGTAATGTAACCGCTTCAGCGATGGTGTTCGATAATGGCAAGTATCAATTTAAGCCCATTGACAATTTAACTACGGTCGGATTTTTACAGTTACCATACGTCAAAGACTTCAAAATTAGCTTTTCAAAAGCGATGAATTATACCGAGTTTGAGTTTGGCAGTAAAATGCCAAATTACAAATTTATGTTGAGCGATAGAAATTTTTTCACACAAAAAATAACTTGGCAGCCTCAAAATTTGTTCGGTCAAAAATATTCACTATCTTTGTCGAAATTACGAGTTGATTGTGTCGGTATTTATGACTGTATTCGCTCGTTTGTAGACGTTGAAACGTCAAATAGTAATGGCGATTACTGGGCTGTAGTAATAGACCCTGATACGATGGACACTGTTAAGCCAATAACAATTTCAGGCGTGGACCAACAGACAGGGTGGTTTAATTTGGATTTATCGCCTCGTAGGCAGATGCAGGAATATACAAGTTTGTTAAATTCATTTTTGAATTACAAGCCAAAAACGATAAAAGTAACGGCAGCCGAAAATTATATGGCTACAATGGCGTATGAAGGTCGCGGTCAACTTTTAGCAAATTATGATACAAGCGAAGAGGGTCGGATATTTACCAATTTGGAGTGTAAATTTACAACGATGCTTACGACTGATGAAATTAGCGAGCTTCAAAATGAAATGCGATTGCTTCAAATAAGTGTTAACGGTCAAGGCTATATGGTTTTTCCGACAAATATAGAATTTACAGAGAGCGAAAGACAAGAGTGTGAGATACAAGGACTTATAGTATATACATTAGGATGAAAATAGTAACATACGACGAAAGTAGCGTGATTTTTCCACGAAATACGTTTGAGAAGAATCAAAATGAGCAATGTTGGGCAAGCGTATTGCCTATTGGCTGTGCGTTTGATATTGTGTTTCATAATGCCTCAACAGACCCTGAAGATTATGATATTAACTTTTATCATAAAAATTTACTGGTCAAAACTCTTTCAGGTGGTACAGATGTAGCAAAAGTTGCCGTTCGAAACATTATTGCTGACGTGGTATTTGATACAATAGAAATCATTCCGCCACTTGGTATCGCTTATAAAATGGTTATACCTGTTAGAGTTATTACGGACTTTGAACACGACTTAAAAAGGCTCGATTTCTACAAATTAGGCACCGAAAATGCGTTATTCAAATGTTATGAGTATGTAAATTTTTATAAAACATCTGAATTAGCGAATGAACGTGAAATTTTCACGACTGCGGACCGTGTAATTATCCCTACACAACAACAATCATTTACGAAATACAATGTTATTTTTGGTGGAGTTAGTGGTATGCACATTTCAGAAGCAGAAGCGTTGAATAATAAAATCGGATTGTCGGATTACATAATGATTGATGGTGGTATATTTCAAATTGATACACCTCCAAAACTCACGCCGTTAAGCAGTAACCGTGTGAACGTGGTTATTGTCGGTTATTTCACAACAAACCGCAACATCTTACAAGAATTTACGATTGATATTCCAGAGGCAGGCTACACGATGCCAATAGAAGCAGGAGCGACCATTTTATTTGGCGAAAACGCTTCAATCGTTGGCACTGACTTGGTTATTGCTGACAATATAGGCGGAAAATACAGATACTTTTCTGTAATGCTCTCAAACGGTATTCTGTACCATTTTAGGCAACAAATGTCAGGGTCTTATATTCCACCAGCACCTGAAGAACCAGCGATTTTTGATTTTTTGCGAAGAATTAAACGAATAAATTACGGTATAACTTTAACACCGAAAATATGACACAACTCGAACAACAAATGATAGATGAGCTTATTGTTGCGCAAGGTTTTACAAACGATTTAGCTGCTAACTTGAACTCAAAAGGCGTTCAATCAACGTCAGATGAAGGACTTGACACGCTTGTGCCAAAGGTTTTGCAAATTGATAGCGGAACTACCAAAACCCCATACGAAGAATGGCAGGAAGGATTTGGTGCAAATTGGGATAGTGTTATACAGAATGCACCAATGACGAATAGTTATAAGATTTTGCACGTCTATACGAAGGTGGAACTATTAAAAATGGTTTCTACATTTCCAGCAAGTGTTGAAATTCTAATTTATAATGCAACAACTGCCATATATAGGACTGCAACCATTGGCGTAAATAAAGAGATTTATTTTATTGAATCAGATTTCTTTGTGAATTCAAATGATGGTTTAAGTTATTGTTGTGTAATTTACGCCAATACGGATTGGGGTAGTTATTATTTTAGGACACCACTACCCGTTGTGTATTCTAATTCAAGATATTCGGGTGGCGACATTAATGTCAATTTAATTAGTGACAGTCAAGGATTAACATATATGCCATATCTTCGTGGTGTTGATTGTTATAAGATTGACATTGTGTGCATCGCTTCAACTATTGAACACATAAGCTATCAAACGACAGTAGCAACTGTACAGTTAGGCGCAATTTCTGGCACAGACACACAGGCACGATTATTGAAAAATTTAGTTGATAATTTGCCTTTAAATGTGCTAGTTTCCTTGTCGAGCATTGTAGTGCGATATTGTTCATTAACAATTTCTGACGAAAAGTTAGCTGATTGGGTCTATAATGATTTTTTTTACAACAGATATAAACCAACAAGTTTTGTTTATGGATTTCCGATTACAAACATAGTAAAAAGCTATAAAATACATCCTGATATTGTATTTTCGAGCGTAAGTGTAGCCAATTATCTTGGCACTATGCCAAATATGACAATGATTGAGGGAACGATTACAGAAGACCAAACAACGGCTGGTACAAATAACGCTGGTATGCACGGTTTTAATAAAACATGGCGCAACCTTACGAACTTCCCAATGTGGAAAGTGTTATCAGGTGCTACGACAGGTTGTTTATTGCCAATGACAACACAAACAAATGTAAACTTATACACCAATGGGTCATTTAGGTTTTATTCGACATCCTTAAATCCTAACTTATTCTGTGAATTTGATGCAAATGGTATAATCGAAGACCCAACGAAGTATTTTATTTGCAATTTACCAGTTCAAAGTATTTCACACGCTAATATATACGTTAAATTTGATGATTTAACATTTAAAAATTATTACACTGCTACACAAAGAAACGCTATTAACGCATATTTAACTAACAAAAAATGGAACTTGGTATGGTAACAAAAATAATAACAAACGAAAACGGCGAAGTCTTATATAAAATTGTAACGCCAGATGAAGGGAAATTACTTTATTTTCAAGGACAAGAAAACGAAGGTGATGGATTTGATAATATATCAATGAATATAGCTTGTGACGAAAGTGAATTGATTGAAAAATAAAAGCAGTACTAACGAATAACGATTAAAATGGCATGGATTTATTTGGAGCGATTATGGAAGATTTACAATTAGCGCAATTCGCTATAAAAGAGGCTTTTTGGTTTCTACTTTGCGGTGGATTAACGTTTGGAGCTATATTGGTGGACTTGTCTACTGGTGTGAGCAAGGCTCGTGCGTTAAAAGAAAAAGTGTATAGTGGCGGTTTGCGTAAATCATTCGTTAAATTACGTGATTATCTTTCTATTTTCTACTTTGGCGTTATCGTTGATATAGCTTTGAATTTAGTCTGGAAATATATGCCAGTAGGTTTGGTTACAACGTGCATAGCAGCAAGTGCTATTGAGCTTATATCGGTAGTAGAGAACCTAAAGCTAAAAAAATCATCGGCTGCAAAAATGCCAGAGATGGTTGCAAAAATGATAGAGGTTAAAGACACGGAAAGTGCTGTAAAATTACTAAACGAGTTAAAGAATTTATCAAAAAAAAGCGGTAATTGTGAATAGTTATGAGTTACTTTACGATAAAAGAGCTTTCAAATAGCTCAACGGCTAAAAAGTTAGGCATTGACAACACGCCAACGCCTGAAATTCGCGTAAAATTGAACACTTTAATTTCGGTGCTCGATAAAATACGCGAGCAATACGGCAAGCCTATCACCGTGACAAGTGGTTATCGTTGTCCTGAACTAAATAAGGCGGTCGGTGGTGCTGTAAACCCTGACGGAACGCCAAAGAGCCAGCATTGCAAAGGCGAGGCAGCCGATTTAATAGGCGAAAATAAGACCGAAACAAAAAAGATATTTCAGATAGCCAAAGAGCTTGGCAATTACGACCAATTACTTTTTGAAACGAATAAGGCTGGTTCTGTTTGGGTTCACATAAGCTACAAGGCAAGCGGAAACCGAAAAATAATAAACGAAAACTTTAGAGCATGAAAAAACAAATAATCGTTTTAAGCCTTTTTGTGGCACTATTATTTTCGTGTGGGTGTTCGCCTCGTATTTTAGTGCGTGAGGTCGTTAGAGATAGCCTAATAGTGCGTACGACGTTAGATAGTGTATATCTATACGAAAAAGATAGTATCTTTATCAAACAAAAGGGGGACACGGTTTTTTTCGAACGCTGGTCAATTAGATACAAAGACAAATTAATTGAAAAAAAAGATACTACCTATATCAATAAGGTAGAAATTAAAGAGGTTGCCGTTCCTGCAAAATTGAATTGGTGGCAGCGTTGGCAAATACGCTCTTTTTGGTGGCTGTTCGGCGTTGTGGCTATTGTTGTAGGGTGGCAAATAATTAAAATCTATTTCAGATTAAAAAAATAAGTGGTTTTTTCATAGTATTTAAGTGTGTTGAGGGTGTTGGCTGCGAAGTCCGCACCCTTTTTTACGATTACAAGTGTTAAAATATGTTAAGTTAGTATGGTTGTAATGAAAATAATTATAAGTAAGTTCGTAAAGTGTTGAATTTGTGTAAGTTAGCAAATGAAAATAATTTGCATATTTCTTGACTTGTAATATTTTACGTTATATCTTTGCCATATAGAAATTCAAACACAAACAAACACTTAACATTATGAAAGGTTTTACAATCACAGCAGTAAATTTGGTAACAAAAGAAGAAGTTTTAGTTTTTGACGGAGAAACAAAAAAAGAAGCTAAACAAAAAATTAAAGAACTTCTTAAAAGTGGAGAAATCGCAATCAACGGATTTGAATATTGCAAAACAAACGATAAATCAATAGAATATAGACTAAACTTTTAAAAGTGCGAGATTCTCGCATTTTCTCTAAAAATTAATAATAGAAATTCAAACACAAACTTAAAATTTAAGATTATGAAAACAACAATGATTTACCCAGAATTAGGCGAAAAAACAAACGCTACAATTGAATACACATGTTCATATAATGGTGGGTTCTATTTAACCACTGATTTGAATTTAAAAGGTAGAGGCATTAAAATGGTTGGTGACGGTTCAACACATAAAAGAAATAAAAAAACATACCAAGTAACAGAAAAAGCATTTGAAATACTTAAAAAAGAAAATGATACATGCTACATAGCTCTACTATGAAAAAACAAACACCACAAAAACAGATTAAGGCACTCGACACCGAAATTGGTAAGCTGCAAAGGAAGCTGCCAAAAGAAAAGGACATAAAAACTTTTGAGGCTTTAAGGCGTAAAATCGACCTATTAGAAATTAAAAGGGTGCAACTGCTCAACCCGATTGAAAACGAGGAACCATTAACAACTTATAAAATTGTAACAAAATGAAAAAAACTAATTGGAAAAACATCGCTGTTATCAGCTTTATTATGGGAGTTGGGCTTTTAACAATCTATTTTTTGAGCAGAGGTTTATTTATTGGATTATCAAGATTTGCGCTTATTGCTGGTAACCTCTTTTCTGTTCTTGGTTGGATTAGTCTTTACAAGTTCATTACATTTGAAAAAACTTACAAATGGTATCGAGTGATAAACGACACTAAAAACTCGCACGGAATGGTAAATACATACGCACGCCATTTCGGACAAGCAGCAGACCAGCACGTTTGGGTAAAAGATGTAAAAACAGAAACGCTTTATCTTTGTCCTGAAGTTGATTTAAAAGATGCCACAGCCGAATACATCACCAAGAAGCTCGAACAAACGGCACTATTTTTCGCTGGACTTACGGCATTGGTTATTTTGGCTGCAAACGTTATAAATGATGGACACTGGTATGCAACAGCAGCCTTCGCAATTATCAGCTTCGTTTGCTTCACTGTTTTTAAATTACAAAACGACGAGTATTAACAATTTAAACACTTAAAATTATGAAAAAAACTAAATGGATGCCACAACTTGACGAGGAATACTACTCAATAGGTACTCCCGGAGCTTGGACGTTCGATGACGATAAAGTCGATGCGAGAAACATTGCCGATGGTAACTACTTCCAAACGCCTGAACTACTCCAACAAGCTATTGAAATGCTTAAAAACGCCTTTCACGGCTACACGCTTAAAAAGCCTGCATTATTTCCAGAAAACGAATTACCTTTTTTGAATTGTTTTGATGACGTTCAAACATTTGACCTCGAATTTATCGACAAAGAGAATAATTTAATGGTATTTGCAAATATTACCATTTATGTAGATGCTGAACACGATGGCGACGATTGGAACACACCACGAACCACGACCATTAAAAGCAAAATACATTCATTAGAAGTTGATATTTGCGACGAAAATGGAGACGAGGTGGAAGACGAAAACGACTTAATATACAACGAAGTATTAACTTTCTTAAAAGATTTCTACGAAAAATGAAACAGAAAAAGTACACATTCACGGAAGCATACAACAAGATTCCGTACAACGAGATGAAAGGATTTAGAACCAAAGCAAAAAAGGTTCTTGGTGTTACAAGTGATAACCAATTTTGCAACTATAAACTCGGCAAAAGCAATTTGAAACTTAATCAATACGCTGGCTTGGTGGCATTATTTGCTGAATACGGAATTAATGACCCTATTAAAGAAACTAAAATAACAAGAAAATGAAAACTAAATTTACAAGAGGAGAATGGACTTTGGATTTTACAGGGCGAATCATTCATACAAAATCAAAAATTCAGGGAAATGTGATATGTCTAGCACCGAGTAGAGAGTTAATTGAATCAAATTTAAAATGGAAAGCAAACGCTCAACTAATTTCAGCAGCTCCCGATTTATTTGAGGCTTTAATAAACATTGAAAATTACGATAACAGAATACCAGCTAACATTTGGGAAATGCGAAATAAAGCCCTGAACAAGGCGTTAGGCGAGGAATACTTTAAAACAACTAAAAAATAAAGCTATGAAAAAAGTAATTATTGAAAAAAATGAGCAAGTTATCCGCTTGGAAGATGTTACAGACGATATGATTATTGGCGTAATTTGGGGTGGTGGGAAGAAGTCTTTTTTGATAAAAAACGAAAATAAACGTACAATCGCGATAAATCTTGAAGACCGAAAAACGTTAAACCTATTCGAGGCAAAGACGCAAAATGATTATATTCAAAAGACTAAAAAAAATTCAAATGCAAAATCTTTTTTTGTTTTTGACTCACCAAAAGAGCTTGCGCAATGGCTCGCTGAATAACTATTTAGACATAATCTAAATTAATAAAACCTATTGCAGGTTATAATAAAAAGTATTATATTTGTAAACATTTAAAACACTAAAATTATGGAAAAACTAATTAGAACACTACGAGCAGACGAGATTGAATGCCGCGTTCAACAAGTAACTGAAAAAGGGTGCGTTCTTTTGATATACAAAGATGCACGAGTAGATATGCGCATACTCGATGAAACATTTGGGGTCGATGGCTGGCAGCGTACACACGAGGTTATCAATGGAAACTTATTTTGCAACATCGAAATTTGGAGCGACGAAAAAAAATGCTGGATAAAGAAACAAGATGTCGGAACGGAAAGCAATACAGAAAAGGAAAAAGGCGAAGCGTCTGATAGTTTCAAACGTGCAGGCTTTAATGTGGGCATAGGTCGTGAGCTTTATTCTTCGCCTTTCATTTGGATAAAATTAGACCCAAGCGAAATTGAAAAGGGACTTGGTAAACCGCAATTGAGCCGCTCTGTTAAATTTAGCGTGAAGTCGATAAAATACGACGAAAATAAAGACATTACAGACCTTGTAATTTCAGATAATAAAGGTAATATCCGCTACACATACGGAGGCTCAAAAACAGCACCTAAAACAGCACCAAAAGCACCTGAACAACCACAAGTGATTGATGAGAGAAAGGCAGTTTGTGATTTTTTGGCAAATAAAGCAGAGGCGTTAAGCTTTTATAGAAAAATGCACCTGTTTACGACCTCTGATGAGCTTACCGATGGTCAAATAAAAGAGATTTATAACGATTTAAAAAAACGTGGTAATTTATAAACACTTAAATTTAAAACTATGAGCAACGAATTAGTATCTACGCTGGCACTTATGCCAGAAACGAAAAGCCAACAAGAAGTATTTGTAGGAAAATTAATTGAAAGCGTTAAGCAAGGCGCAATTTCACCATTAAAGGCAGAGGCTATTATAGCCAACCTCGAACAAGTGGCAAAGGCATACAGAGCCAATAACGAGGTTAAAGATATGTTACTTCAAGCGGTGCAATTTAAAGGCGGCAAATGCGAGGACTTTAATGCTAAATTTCAAGTGGCTGAAGCTGGTGTGGTGTACGACTACGAGAACTCCAAGACGTGGCGTGATTTAACAGTTGAAATTGAAGCACTAAACGAAAAACGCAAAACGATTGAAGCCGCTTTGAAGTTAGCAACTCCAGAAGTGCCTTTTGTAGACCCAACCAATGGCGAAAAAATAACCGAGTGTAAAAAAGTTTTCAAAACGATAGTAAAAACAACAATTAACAAATAAAATTATGGCAAGTTTATCAGAAATTTATCTTAAAAAATCAACGCTCAAAACAATGTTGAAAGCGTTAAACTCCAAACAAGGCAAAGAAGGCGAAGGAGTGAAAATCACTATTTCGTTATCCGACCAACCGAACAATTTCGGTCAGAATGTTACTGCTTATGTTTCTCAAACAAAAGAGCAACGAGATGCTGAAACACCAAAATTCTACGTAGGAAATGGTAAAACGTTTTGGAGTAAAGGCGAGACGCCAGTCCCTCAACGTGAAGAACAGCAGCAAGCACCGCAACCTGTTTCAGGTGAAAAAGAGGACGATTTGCCATTTTAAGATTAACGTTAAATGTATGAAATGTAGGCGAATAGGAACTACTGCATTATCCATCTACATAAAACTAAATAGAAAGTAGAAACATTAATAACCGCACCGAACCGCCTATATTTTATACATATTGTTAGGCGTATGTGCTTTAAAATCAAATTACAATGAAAGAATTTACATTATTTTGGCTCACTGGTAAAAGTGAAATAGTTAAAGGTAGTGATGCAGCAAATGCAATGACACTTGCTGGTTATGGCGGAGGAGCTGTTCGTGCATTAGATTTTTATGCGCAAGGCGATAAACGCAATGAATATGTTTGGAACAAAGAAACACGAAACTGGGATTCTGTTAAAGCTGTCGCCTTATTATAAACCACAACAGCAAGCATGTTTTTATTTGCTGTTATAAACTGATAAAATTATGGGATTAGAAGAAAGATTAGAGAGAGAAATTGAGCTTATTGAAAATGACGAAAGTTTAACAGAAGCGGAAAAAAGTAAAGAAGTAAGAGAATTATACAGAGAAGCTCGTGAAATAGAGAGGGAACGAGATGAACGCTGGTAATAATTTTATTTGTTTATAACGTTTTGCAGCTATGCCCAGTTGGGCAATTAATAGCATTTAATTATCAAATTATAAATAACTTAATAAAATGGAAGAAACTTCAAAAAACAATCAAACTACCCAATTGGGTATAGGTGATGTTAGTAGCCGTTCCGTTCTCGAATCTGATAAAAGAATCGTTTACGAGATGGGAACTACTATGGTAAACTATACATTAATGTCAGCTTACGAATACGGTACAATTCACGATTTTGGTAAAAAAGCAGGTATTATAAATACACGTAATTATATGACTGTTATTAATAGGCTTCGTAAGGCATTGGAATCGTTATGGCTTGATGGAAGATGTGAAAGAATGAAATATTATAAAGGATACACTTATAACTTTACGAAGTCGCTTGGGAATGGCTACTAACGTTTTATTTACGAAACAATTAAAATAAACCCTCAAAAAGTTTTTTTTATTCAAAAATAAGTATTATCTTTGTGGTGTCGATAGTTGCAGTATCGAGTAACATACAACTTATTAGCCTTTTAAGGGGCGGAGCTGCAACCTCCAAACCTTATTAGGCTTTTTTTTGTAAAATTATGGCATATAGATTTACAGATACAAACAAATGGAGTGATGCTTGGTTCTCGGAATTAAAGCCAACAGAAAAGCTACTATTCAACTATCTTTGCGATAATTGCGATATTGCTGGTTTTATCGAGTTTATTCCTCGTAAATGGGCTTTTGAAATAGGCGAAACGCAGTCTAACATTTTAGGGGCTTTGGAGGGGCTTGGCAGGGGCTTAATATATTCAAAGTCAAACGATTGTATTTACGTTAAAAATTTCCTAAAACACCAAAAAAACCTCCCTTTAAATGAGAAAAACAACGCCCACGTTGGTATATTAAAGTGCTTTGACAAATACAAAAACAAGTTTGAAATTGATAATCCACAAGACTTTATAAACCAAGAAGTTAAGCCCCTTGTTAGGGGCTATGGTAAAGGTAATGGTAAAGGTAATGGTAATATTAAAGAATGCGAAATTTTTAATTTTGAAAATGCTCTTAAATCATTAGGATTATCATCTGAATTGATTACCACTTTTTTAATGATACGTAAAAAGAAAAGGTTGGTAAATTCTGAAATTGCTTTTAATGGATTAGTTCGAGAAATTGATAAAAGCGGATTAACAGCAATAGAAGTAATTACAATGTGCATAGAAAGATCGTGGGGTGGATTTGATAGTGAATGGATTAAAAATAACACAACAAATGGAAATAAGCAACAAAACAGACGTGATGCGGACGCTCAATGGCGAGCCGAAATGGAAGAATCAATCGCAAGAGATTATGCGGCACTCCACGAGTAGCGTTCAAGTTTACGAAAGTAAAGACGAATTTTTAATTAAATTCAATCCGCAAAAGCAAAACGAATATATTAAGCACTTTGACCGCTGTTTTATAGGAAAGGCTTTAAGATTAAACGATGTGACGGTCGCATACGAAGCAAATACAGCTATTCTGTGGTTAAAGATACAACTCTTCGATTTAGCAGTATTTACAGGCGTTAAGAAGCCAAGCGATGAACAAATTACAATGCTTTGCGAAACGATTTTAGCAAATTACGGATTTTTGAAGGTTACCGAGCTTATGGTTTTCTTTTCTAAATTCAAGGCTGGGCAGTTTGAAAGGTTCTTTGGTAACTTTGATGCAATGGTGATAACTAACTCGCTCGCAACGTTTATAGAGCTTCGTAAAAATTGGAAGTTTGAAGCTTATCAGCACCAAGAAAATGAAAAAAGAGAAAAAAGGCACGAGAATACAATACCGATGCCAGAGTATTTAACAAAAAAACTTAAAATATAAAAAGAATGATGATAGTAGAACAAATGTTAAAGAACGCACAAACACCGCCATTGCATATAGCCGATGTTAGTGGCAGTGCTTTATTCAATGCTGATTGTATGGATATTTTACCTCTTATTCCTGATAAATCGGTTCAACTTATTTTAGCTGATTTGCCTTATGGTACTACAAGTTGTGAATGGGATGTTGTTTTACCACTTAATAAACTATTTGAACAATATAAAAGAATTTTGGCGGATAATGGGAATATCGTTTTATTTGGTTCACAACCATTTTCAACGGACTTAATAATTGCTGGTAGGGATATTTTTAGATATGAATTGATTTGGGATAAGATTAGCGGTAAAAACATATTTGAAGCAAAGAGAAAACCTTTGAAAGCACACGAAAACATATTGGTTTTTTATAAAAATTCGGATAGTATTTACAATCCACAAATGGAATTAGCACAAGCGAAAAATAAAAGGGATAGAGTAAAAAACTATAAAAAAGCAACTGAAAATACTATTTATGGAGAGCAAAAAGAATATGTTTCACTTAAAGATGAGGATTTAAGATACCCAAATTCAATTTATATCCATAGTTTTCAAGGTGCTGAATTACACCAAACAAAACGAATACACCAAACACAGAAACCATTACAACTTATTAAGTGGCTTATATCAAGTTACTCAAACGAAAACGATATGGTTTTAGACAACACAATGGGGAGCGGAACAACTTGTTTAGGTGCGAAGGATTTGAACCGTAAATTTATCGGTATTGAAAAGGAACCTAAATATTATGAGATTGCTTGTCAGAGGTGCAGTTTTTAGCATTACCACTAACAGATTATTTACAACAAAAACTTAAAAAACTATGAGAGAAGAAAATTATTTTATCGTAATTAGTAAAAGTGGAAGTATTGATTTTTCCTCTATATCCACAACACGTAAAGGTGCAATAGCTAATTTTATTGAAGGTACACAGTTACTATGGAAAGACTGCCAGCGTTATGGCTGGAGAATCGTTAAATGCAAAATAATAATTAAACTATGAGAGAAACTATATTTTTAGCAGTTTGCAACGCTTTGGGCATTGATTATAAAGAGGCAGCATCACGAAATCGCTACCGTGAGAATGTAGTAGCGAGGCAAATGTATTTTACGTTAGTTCGTGAAATTTACGGTTACAGATATTCATTAAGCGATATTGGTCGAATGAAATACTTTGAAAAAAAAGTGCATCACTCAACGGTTTTATATCACTTGCAGAAATTCAAAGACGAAATAAACCAGCCTTTTATGGAAGATATAAAGCCGATTTACGAGGAATTACTAACAAAATTTAATACTAAAAACTAATTTTAAACCCTTTTAAGCCATTATTTTTTCAAAGTGGATAAAGATACCACAAAAGGAAAGATAATTGAACAGAGGGCAAGGAAATGATAAAATAAACGATTTAAAACTATTAATTATGATTGAAGGAATAAATAAAGTTCATCACGTGAATTTTTTAGATAATAATCTTCCTGATAAGTGCGCAAATTTAATTATTGCAGACCCTCCATATTTTGAGGTAAAAGGCGATTTTGATTTTATTTGGAAATCATTTGATGATTATCTAAAAGACGTTGAAAAATGGGCGATTGAGTGCAAAAGATTATTAGCTGAAAATGGTACTCTTTATTGGTTTGGTGGAAGCAAAAGAATTGCATACACTCAAATAATTTTTGATAAATATTTTGGGCTTGTAAATAACCTTGTATGGGAGAAAGCAGAAGCAGACGGATTATTTGGCTCAACTGGAAGTGAGCAATTAAGAAGCTACCCAAACAGCACTGAAAGGATTTTAATGTATTCAAACGATGTTTACAACCTTACACAATGCGTTTATTCAATTAGAGATTACATACGTGCTGAAATTAAAAGAGCAAGGGGCAAGATTATATTAAAGGAAGTAAACGAGGTTTTAGGAACTGCAACAAATGGCGGTGGTGTTGCTTCGGCTTGTTTAAGCTTGGATAAAGCAGAACCTGCAATGTTTACCAAAGAAATGTATCAAAAATTACAAACGTGGTTGAATGGTGGGAAGGAATACGAGTATCTACGGAAGGAATACGAGGAGCTACGCAGACCATTTGAGAACGTAACTAAAAGCACCGAAATTTTAAAGGTAAGATTTAAGCCTTCTGAATACGACCATCCTACCGTAAAGCCTGAAATGTTGGCAAGGTTGCTAATACTTACAAGCTCACGTAAAAATGACTTGGTTTTAGTACCTTTTGCTGGTAGTGGAACAGAGTGCGCTATGGCTGCAAAAGAAAATAGAAACTTTTGGGCTTGCGATATTGAAAAAAAATATGTCGATATGTCAAATGATAGATGCAGAGAGCATTTACAAACTCAATCACTATTTTAACTATTTAGACAAAATCTAAATTATCAAAAATGTTTGGAAAACAAAAATAATGTTGTACTCTTGCAGAGTAGAGTTGTGGCGGAATTGGTAGACGTAAGAAAAACTGGAATGGAGTTACAGCGAACTTCACATTAAATAATAAAAGCGTTCAGAGCAGCAGTGCTATTGCTTGCAGGTTCGAGTCCTGCCAACTCTACTTTTTAACTTAAAAAATAACTATGAAAACCAAAAGACGTGAAATTTTAGACAAGTGGTTTGCGGAATTCCAATTATCAATTGGATTTCCAAATGAGCCATTGACCGACCACGCAGCCGAATATCTGGAAGCTGCAATGCAAGAATACGCAGATCTAAATTCAAAATAATGGAAACAAAACTTTATCAAACAGCGAAGGAATTTTTTAAATTTCTTAATAATTACGAAGCCGATATTTGGATACGAGGCAGTAAGGCGTATGATGTGAATGGCGAATTAGTAGCGGAGTATAAAACTAATTTTTAAACTATGGAAACACTTTTTAAAGAGCCAAAAAGAAGGCTAAAAGACGGGAAATACTGCTCGGAGGAGCAGAAGCGAATTGAGCTGTCAATCGAGCAAAATAAGCTCTTAAAAATACAGCTTGAAACCGAAAGGCGGAAAGTAATAGCACTGACCGAAAGGAACGTGCAGATAGAAAAGAAGTACAACGAATTAAAGCAGAAAATTAGAGAATTATTATAACGTGCCGATGGTATGTTGTCTGTTTTTTACGGATTAATAACTATAAACTTAATAATATGACACCAGAAGACGAAAAAAAGTTATTTGAACTTGAGCAGCAACTTGATATACCTTACAAAGATAGGTATTACAATAAAGACGATAAACGTAACTACGAAGCAGAGCAGCAAGTAAAAAACTGCAATATACCATGTGTTAGCATTGCGTTGGAAAACAAGCGCAAAGTAGGTACTACCAAAAGCACAAGTACGAAATATGCGAAAAGTTGCAAAATAAACGTAAAAATTTGCAAATTAATAAATAAACACTTATATTTGCCACGATGAAAACAACCGAACACGAAATACAAGTCAATTGCGTTAATTACTTTCGTTTACGTTATCCGAAAGGTTTGATATTTGCCATTCCAAATGGGGGACAACGCAATGTGATAGTCGCCTCTAAATTAAAGGCAGAGGGCGTTTTGAGTGGCGTTCCTGACTTGTGTATTCCAATTGCTAAAAAAGGCTATAACGGGCTTTATGTTGAGTTAAAGAATGGCAAGGTTGGCAAAGTATCGGACAATCAGCAAACGATAATGAGTAAGCTACAAAGCGAAGGTTATCAATGTGAAGTGTGTAGGTCGTTTGATGAGTTTAGAAGTGTGGTTGATGGCTATATGTTAGAAGAAGTCAAAACAGAACCATTATCCGCAAGGGAAAAACTAATAAAAGCGTTAGAGAAAAGTAAAAATAGAATACAGATGATTGACTACCCATAATTTCAGTAAGAAAAAAGAAAGAAAAAAATAAGAGAATGAAAATAACAGACTTAAAACCAAACCCAAACAACCCACGAATAATCAAAGACGACAAGTTTAAAAAGCTCGTTACATCTTTGAGTGAGTTTCCAGAAATGATGGAAAAGCGACCAATGGTGTGCGTTACCGATACCGATGGTAAACTATACCCACTTGGTGGCAATATGCGACTACGTGCGTTAAAAGAGTTGAAATATAAAGAAATTCCAGACACTTGGATAATGTTAGCTGACGAATGGAGCGAGGAAAAACGAAAGGAATTTACTATCAAAGATAACGTCGGCTTCGGCGAATGGGATTTTGATACGCTGGCGAATGAGTGGGACGTTGAAGAACTTGCCAAATGGGGTTTGGATATACCAATGTTAAACGATAAAGATGAGCAGCAAGAAATAGAAGATTTATTTAACATTGAATTACCTTTTTATACACCATCAGAAGACTTGCCAAATGTTAATGATTTAGCAGACGTAAGCAAAACACAAGAATTAAACTCACAAATAGATTTATTGAAAATTGACGATGAGTTAAAAGAAATACTAAAAATAAGAGCTTCGTTTTTTACTGATTTTAATTTTCAAAAAATTGCTGATTATTACGCTCAACAAACAGACGAAATTAAAGAGCTATTCGAAGAATTGGGAATGGTTATTTTAGCACCAAAAGAGGCATTGAAAAGAGGTTTTATAAACTTAAAAAATGAAATAACAGACGAATGCACTTCTATGTTTTAAGCATACAGAAAAAAAAATACAATAAGACTGTTAGGTATTTAGAAAAAAGAGGTTTTGAATATCAAGTTTTAATCCCAGATTGTATTGATAATGAAATAGCAAAAAGCTATGGAAAAAAGGCTGTTGTTTACGATACAGAGCTTTGTAAATCATACGTTGATTTTTGTGGAACTAACATACAAAATGGGGCGGCAGTTGGAAGGGTTGCAAGCCTTTTTGAAGCAAAAAAAAATAAAGGCATTAGTATTTGTTTAGATGACGATTACGCTGGAGTGGCAGCTAGTAAACCAATAAACACGTATAAAAAAGACGCTTTAATTTTAGTTATACAAAATCTTTACGAATTAACAAAAGAAACAAGTGTCGTTTTTGGTGGTTATAGTGGTGGAGCAATGCCAAACACTAAAAATAACATAATGCAAATTTGGATAATGGATTCCGATTGGGATTTAACAGATTTGAATATGATACTTAATGAAGATGTTAATTTTTCAATCAAAAAATGGCATCGAGGAGTTGCGAATTTTGGGTTGGCTACTATTTTGAGAAGTCAAGGACAAACAGCCGAGATGGATAAGATAGACGGAAATACAAAACATATTTATGGAACAGATAGAAGTTACCGAAAATCATTTGGAAGCGTTCTACAAGACCCAAATAATGCGAAACTTGTATTAAATAAACATAACACAAAAAGGGGTGCTTTGTGGCATCATCGTATATCTTGGGCAAGTATTATGCCGAAGATTATAGACAATTCAAAAACATTGTTATAAAATTATGTTATAAAACATATTTTTGATTAGAAACAAATTAGATGACAATAGACGAATACATATCAAAATAAAATAGTATGGCACGAATAGACAATTTAATACCAGCAAAAAAAGGCGAAGTTAGAAACCCAAAAGGAAGAACAACAGGAAGCCGTAACCGCTCGACCATTGTAAAGTATTGGTTAGAGATGACGAAAAAGGGTAAAAACCCAATTACCGAAATGGCGGAGGTGTTGGAAATACAAGACCATTTGACATTGGCACTTATTGGAAAGGCATTTAAAGGAGACGTTAACGCTTATCGTGAGTTGATGGATAGTGCCTACGGCAGAATTGAAAACAACGTTAAACTAAATGCCAACGTGAACAGCTCGCAAATGAGCCAGGAAGAGTTTTTAGAAAATTTAAAAAGGTTTAAGGAGTGATTTCATTTAGGCTATTTTGCATCGGAACAGACCCTATATTTTTCAAACGTAGGGCGTTGCTCCTTGACGTAGCCGACAAGTTAGAAGCCTTTTTTTTAAACCCTTCTCAAAAGGTTTTAAATTTATCAATGCCACCACGAATGGGCAAGTCTTATTTATTAACCTTATTTAGTGTGTGGGCTTTTGCTAAAAAATTCAATGGTCAAACAAAGATATTCCGTGTGTGTGCTGAAAATTCATTATATCAGGATTTTAGTAAGCAGACGCAATTTATAACAGAGAAGATGAGCAGACTATTTGGATTTGATGCTATCAACGGAACGATTGACCGTTGGTATATTGGCGAAAGTACACTACCTCACTTCTTTGGTGGCGGTTTTGGTGGTAACATCACAGGTCGTGGCGGTAACATAGCGATATTTGATGATATGTACCGAAGTTACACAGACGCCATTTCGGCAGCTTACGACCGAGACCTTGATTTTTTTCTTCAGTCGGTTGTGCGTGGTCGTATGGAAGGCGACAACTATAAGATTATAAACGTTGGTACTCGTTGGACTGCAAACGACTGGTTCAGTAAGTTTGTGCCAGATGTTGAGATTTTAGTCCCAGCAATAAACGAGCAAGGTGAGTCCGTTTGCGACGCTTATAAATCAACACAAGAGCTTTATGCGTTAAAAGAAACATTGCAGGACTATATTTGGTCTGCTCAATTTATGCAGGTTCCAACGGCTCAAGGTCGCCAAAGGTTATTCGAGGGCGATTATTTCACATTTGGAAATGAAAGCGATATACCAGCAACCGCTCGCTACTTTACCGTAATAGACCCTGCCTCTGATTTTGGTAAGGACTATTTTGTGGCAGGTTTATACGCAAAGGATAGAGGTCAATGCTGGCTGGTGGATATGTTTGCCGAGCAATCAGCAAAATTGTCAGATGTCGCAAAGTGGTTAGGCGAAAATAACACACGTTATCGATTTATCGAGACCAACGGAATGGGTCAAAACATACGACAAAGGCTTGAGCGAGATTATAGGCTGTTTTGCATACCATTTGCTACGAACAAAGACAAGTATTCACGTGCTTGGATGGCTTCCGAGTGGATACGTGATAGTTTAACTATTTGTAATTTCTCTAAAAAAGAGCTACTTTTGCAACAAGCGTCGGATTTTCCAACGTCTGAACACGACGATTTAATCGATAACGTAGTAATGGCATTTGAAAATTTTAATAAATTATAAGAAAAAATTTGGAAATATAAAAATAAGGTGCTATATTTGCCACGTTAAGTTTTGTGTTTTACAACATATTTTTAAAACATACTTATAAAACATAATTATAAAGCATAAAATGAGATTTTTAGTAGAAACAGGAAGCCATAAGACAGAAGAGGTTAAACAGGAGCAAGTTGTACCACAAGATGTACAAGAGGCTATGTTTAATCCAGTGGCATCGAGCGGTGATGTGTCGATTATAGACATGCTCGGTCGTATTTCCAACGCAAAATACAAAAAAGCTGTTGAAGTGCTTTTGCTTCGTGAGATTTTTTCAGGGATAAAGAAAATCGTCTTTTTTTCTAAATCAAAAAATCAAAAAGTTCAGCAAATAGCCGAATGGCTGAACACAAATTACGTTGATATATTCAAAGTTGTTTATTCTTATGGCGTTTTGCCTTTGAATTTTAGCATAAATAACAATGTAATGTCTATCACGTTGATAAAAAAACCTACCATTCGTGTAACAGACGACAATTTACAATGTACAAATGCCTCTGTTGCTATTTTTACCGACGAGATCCAACTTGTCGGCATTTCTCTTAAAACGCTTCTCCGCTCTTTAATCAACGACATCACCGAAATTATTGCACGTGATAGCCAAATTAATAAGAATTTAGGCTTGCTAGGCATCGTTTCACGTGGTGGAACAGGTGGGAATGGCGTGTTGATGCATGGCGATATGGAAAAAATCGAACAACGATTGAACAGCAGAGGCGAGGACTTTTTCGGACTGATAACATCTGAAAGCGATTTACGATTCTTAAAAATAGACCTGCCAATAGCACAACTACAACTAGCTGAAAAGCTACAACAAAAGCTACAATTAGCTTGTGCCGTTTGTGGAGTTCCTTATATACTGCTAAACACAGGCGGCAATATGACGTACGAAAACCAAGCAGAGGCACGAGTTAAATTTTACGAGACGACCATTAAATCTTTTGCTGAAATTATGTTAGAGGCTGGTCGTAAACTTGTAAAATCAACGCCTGAAATGGTTCCAAGTACCGACCTTGACTATAATATTGAGCAACAAACAATTAAAACAACTGCATAATGAAAAAGTTATTTGCAAACTTTCTTTTGAAAGAAAAAGGAAAAGAATTAACATACACAGAGGACAGCGATAATTTCGTTATAGAATGCGATGCCGCCACGTTCAACGTGTATAACGAGAACGCCCAAAATTGGCTTCCTCGTTCATTCGACCAATGTCTAAAAGAGTTTTATGGCGATAGTCTTAACGTCGTTTGTGGCATTGAACATAAATTTGACGGTTTGCCAATTGCGGTATTTGAACGCATTCAAACAAATAGCGAAAAAATGACAACAACGCTACGCATACCAAAATCAATTAAGTTTAATTTAGACTACACAATACCAGCAATTAAAGAAGGCATTTTGCAAGGATTATCAACGGAAGGGTGGTTTGAGGATTATTCGTTTACCGACAATGGGATAGAAGTCAAAAACGGATTCCTTGCTAAAATTGACTTGGTAAGCATCCCTGCCGACCGTGAGGCAAGATTTAAAAACACAATTATAGAAGTTGAAAAGAAAATTAAAGAACAAAAACCTAATATAATCAATTTTTTATGAAAAAATGGATATCGAGTACGGATTTACAAACCGTTAAAGAAGAAATAAAAGAAATAGAGGTGGTAAAGGTTGTTCAGGTAATTGAACCAGAGCAAACGCCGAAGCCACAAATTGTAGTAAAAAAAGTTATTAACAAAAAAAAGGGTAAACAATGAAAAAAGAAACCTTGAAAAAATTTGCAAATGCTTCGGTTAAAGCCAAAACCAAAAGACTTTACCAAAATGTGACTGCCGAAGAAGCACGTCAGTCGTTGGAGGCTGAAATTTCAGCTTTGGAAGAACTTGTTTCTGCTCTTGATGGCGAACAAGACGATTCAGAAGTGGTTAAAATGGTAGAAGAACAACGCAAAGCACTCGAAGACTTGCGTAAATCTTTGGAAGAAAAGATTGCCGAAATTAAATCTTCTGCTCCTGCTGATGAAACCTTTGAAAATGGTCGTCAAAAATTCGCTAATGCGTTGGAAAAAGCGGTGAAAGCTGGTTTGGAAGCGAAACAAACTATTGCAAAAGTACGTTTTGCCAATGCGAACAACGCAAACTTCAACGTACCTTATTATGATGAGGAAATTACGTTAGAAGATAGACCATTGCCGTCTTTCTTGGAAGCGTGTCGTCAAATCCCAATGGGTGGCGAGACATCAGTAGTTTGGAACGAGGTTGAGTCAGGAACAAACGTTGCTGCTATCGTTGCAATTGGTGAAGCAAAACCAGTAAAGACAAATAGTACGTCGGCTGCTACCGCTGGAGCTACTACGTTAGCTGAAATCGTAAAATTACCTGTTCAGTACAAAAATGCTGCTCCTGTTTTGCAAGACATTTACGAAAAAGATTTGATGGATGACGTAAATGAAAAGGCAAACTCACAAGTGCAAGCCGTTATCGCTACTGCTGCAAATGCTTACTCAGGAAGTGTTAAAACTGTTACAGCTCCAGCATTGTGGCAAGTTGTTTTAGCTGTTGCAAATGAGTGTCGTAAGCACAAACCAAGCCAAAAAGTTTACGTATGGGTCAGCTCGAACAAAGCTGTTGAGCTTGATTTGATGACTACATTAAATGGCGACCCTGTTGCGGTTGAATTCGCGTCTAAATCTATCGAACTTCGTACATTTACGCCAAATGAAACTTACACTGACGACAAAATTTTTGCTGCCGTTGAGGGTAAAATCCGTTTCTACAACGATGGTATGGATTTGAGTACTTCTGAACACGCTTACTGGGCAAACAACCAAATCGGTATCAAAGCCGAGTATTTGAACGAGGTAATTGTTTTGCGTGGTTCTGACGTTAGCAACACTTGTTACGACTCTATTGCTCGTATCCAAGGCTTGATGACACCAGCTCCAAGCACTAAAATCGTTACAGGTATGCTCGTTAAATCAGCTCCAACTAAAGTAACTTATACAGATGCTGAAACATTGGCGTTAGCTGGTTTAGTTGTAACATTGCTTTATAGCGATGAAACTTACGAAGACGTTGCATTTGCTAACTTTGGTGCTGCTATCACCGCTGCTCCTGCGAATGGTGGTGCATTAACAACTGCAAATAACGAAGTTGTATTGACTCACGTGGCAAGTACTGAAACGGCATCTTTTGCAATAACAGTTACTGCTGCTTAATTTTAACAACCACTTAACACCGAAAAACAATGTTAACTCCAAGTAAATTTTCAAGCGGTTATACCGCAATCCCTAACGTAGCCGCAGAAGATGTGGAAGTACGTGTTCAGGCTTTTATAGACTTTTTCACTTGGGAATGTTTTGCAGAGTTTTTCGGTGTTGAAATTTCTGAACGCATCGCAGAGTTAGAAACCGAAGACAAAGAGGCTGTTTTAACCGAAGCCGAAGATATGTTGAAATACTTTATTTTCTCGAAATGGATTCAGGGAAATAAGTTTTTAACGGACAATGGCACGGTTTTAATTAATTCTGTTGTAGGTTCTAATGTTTATGATGTAAAAAGGGTAGCAGACATTTATAATCGTTCTGTTGAGCTTTCAAAAGCGTTTGAGGCTTACCTTGTAGCACGTTCAGATTTTTCAGATGCAAAAAGTAAGGCAAAGAAACTATTACCTTTTTTAAACTACTAAAATGGACTGTATTTCTATTATAAAAAAAGCGAGTGAGGCGGCAGGGATGAAATTCCAGCTTGGGCACTTGGAAGAAATATGCACTATTTTAGCCTCGAGTACTAATGCTAATTTAACCACATATCCGTGCGTTATGGTATTGGAAGATATTCGAGAAGTTGAAGAAGAATTTAAGACTTTGTCAACATTACAAGTATTAATAGTTGTGCATTCGGACTTAACAATACGACCACTACCAAGATGGAACGATGTTATGCAAGGTCAATTATTAGTACTTTACAACAAATTAATTGCAGAGATTGAAAAAGAGGCGCAAATAGTAAAACCGATCAACAAGATTTATCGTCCTTTGGTATCAAATGCTTTTAATTTTGGAGCTTCACAAACTCCAGTATTCAATGACCACTTAAACGGTATTGAATTACGTGATTTTAAATTTAGTTTTATAAACAATTGTTAAAAAATAAAAAACATGAGTGAAATTTGTAATAACTCGGTAAATCCGAGTACAAAACAAGTAGCCTGTACAAAGATACCAAATATGCCAGCGGCATTGATATTTTGCGAAAAAGGCGAAAAGTATACTATTGTAGGAGATAGTATCGCTGAAGACGTAGTGGCAAATGTCCCTATCGTTTTGACTGGTATTAAAACAACTGTACCAGTTGACACGGCAGCAACATCGCAAACGTTGGGTGATTTTACATTGACAAATGATGACGAATACACTGGCTTGACCTTTGGCTTCGTTAAAACGCCTTGTAATGTTAAATCTATCAAAAACGTTGCAAATAGTGGCAAAGGTGGTCTTTTGATTTTGACTAAAAACGGCGTGTTGATTGGTAAAAAAATCCATTTTAACGGAGGAGACTACCAAATCGAGCCTTTAGATATCAATTCAATGTCGGCAGCTTTCCCAACTGGTATTTTGGCTGATGGTAGCGACTTGGCTGCTACATTGACTGTTAACTTTGGTATGGTTACAAACCTTATCAATTCGGCAAAAGTGGCTTGTATTGACGTGGCTGACGAATACCCACAAAAAACTGGTTACGAGTTAACCACTGGCGTTGCTACTGCTACAACTGTATCGTTTATCGCTACTGATTGCGCAGGTGCTGAAATTGGTGGTATAGCTGCAAGTGAAGTTTTTGTTAATGGTACAGCTTCGACCGCTGTGGCTTCGGCTGAAGTTGGTGGGCATACTGTTTACACTGCTACCTTTGCTGCTTCTGTAATCGTTGCAGGCGTTAACACGTTGGTTCTTACAAGTGTTGGCAAATACGGTAAAACAACCTTTAAATACACTGCATAATGTTAATCGGTCGCACAGATTATAACGTCGATGTCTGTGGTAAGATGTCACGTGAGCAGTTTGAGGCGGTTTTCCCTAATGACAAAAAAGCGTATGATATCATACAAAAGTCTTTAGGTAAGAAGCCAAAAAAGGAAGTAACCGAATAGGTATTAATTAGATGGGGGAGTTTGAACGCTCCCCCATTTTCAAATAAAGTATAAAAATGGGCTGTAAATGTAACGAAAATAAAGACGCTGTTCGTAAATTAGCTATTGCATATGCTAAATTACACAAATGCGACGTGGTTATTTTCAAATGTTCAGAAACAGACTTTTGCGAGCTTTCAAAATTCGACTATGACCACCAAATAATAGAGGTAATTTATTATGACAATCTTTGAATTTGAGCAGATATACGACAAAGAAGATAAAACCGCTGAAGATGTTGACCTGATTTCAGATGTTATGGAGCGTTGCGGTGAGCAGTCAGACGATAACTTTTTATCTCGCGAATTACTTCGTAAACAGGCTTTATTACACGCCGCCATTCTTGAAGTAGAGGCAGGCAATAAGAAGTCTTTTGCACCTCAAATGGAGCAATATAATAGGGCAAAATTAGAGCTTGAAAACTACCGTAAAGAAAAGGAAGAAGAAGCGAAAAGGAAAGGGTTAGATCATTCAACGTTTGCGGATTGGTTTTGTTTTATAGAAAAGTATGCAGGTTTTGCCATTGATAAAAATAGGAATTTAAACGACTTTATAGTTTTTGTTAAAATGTTAAAAAGAGAGGCTAAAGCGTATGACAATCAACGACAAACAGAAGCGAATTAAAGGCCTTGACGTTAGACAATGCGCAGGCGATGCGGTTATTGATAGCGGTCGTGAGATTATCGACAAACAAGAACGCCAATTTGACCTTGGGGAACGTTCAGACGGTACAAGTTTCGCCAATGATTACATACCTTTTAAAGCGTTCGGTCGTACTTTTCACTATTATTCATTAAATTGGACTGGAGCATTTAGGCGTGGATTGACAATTACAGACGATTTTAGAGTAGAAAGCACAGACCAAAAAGCACCTAATATATCGAAAGCAATAGGCGAGGAGCTTTTCGGATTGACAAATGAAAGTGTTAGCGATGTGAAACCAGTTGTACAAGCGAATTTCATAAAAATAGTAAACGAGAATATTTAAAACTACAATTATATGGCAAATCAAGATTTAATTAACGAAATTTTCGACGTCGAAGCGATAAAAAAACAAGTCGCCGAGATTGATTCTTTGTTGGATGCTACTAAAAAAGGAATGTCGGATTATGCCAAACAGATAAAAGAGGCTTCAGGCAATTTCGACACAATGAAAATGTCGGAAGTAATGAAGGAAAACGAAAAGGCTGTTAAAAAAACAACTGAATCGCTTTCTGAACTTGATAAGCTCGAAAAACAACGCATTCAAACGGTCGCTAAATTAGAGTTTGCCACGTCAGAAGAAGGTAAAGCAATGCTCGCACAGGTTGAAGCTGTGAAATTAGCTCTAAAAGAGCAAAATAACTCCATAAAAGTAAGCGCACAAGAGGAAAAGGCTATTCGCGACGTTACAAATGCACTAACAAAACAGGTTACATCTATTGCTTCGGCAACCGCTGCAAATAACGCACTCCGTAAAGCTGCCAAAAACCTCGACCTTACTACAGAAGATGGTCGTAAAACGCTTGAAAAATATAATAAGGTTATTGATGCCAACGATAAATTTATAGCTGCTAATTCAGACGCTTACACAAAACAAAAGCTAAACATCGGTAACTATAAATCCGCCCTTGAGGGAGTTACAAATGGAACGGTTACACTGCGCGAGGCTCAAAAAGTCTTGCGTGAAGAACTTGGTACGTTAGCACTACAAACTGAAAATGGTACAAAAGGAACGGAAGAACAAAAACAAGCATACGCCGATTTAGTTACTCAATACGGTAAATTTAAAGACCAGATAAATGATGCAAGTTCAGCCGTAAAAGGTGCGTCCGAAGATTTTGTCGGCTTGACTGCTTCACTCACAGCGTTCAAGGCTGGTATAACTGTATTTCAAGGCGTTCAATCTGCAATGGCGATGTTTGGCGTTGAGAATGAGAATGTATTGAAGACGATGCAAAAACTGCAGGCTACACAAACGTTGTTAAATTCCATCAATGAGGTGGCTAATTTATTACGTCAAAAAGATGTTTTTTTAGCTCAACTGCAAATCCTTACCGAAAGCAAAAGTATTGTCGTTCGTAATGTTGCAACAGTAGCCCAAAAGGCTTTAAACGCTGCAAT